CACGGTTAATTGCAATGTCCTATTTAGAACAATACAAAAAACGGTTAACAAATCTCTTTATTTCTAAAGAGTTGTCGGAGGACGTAATAAGCAATGACAAACTAGCCGTGGAGTACGGTTCGCAGTCACGGGGTTTCTTATCGAAGCAATTCGATTTGGAATCTCGCGGATTACGTCCTGTTCTTCGCACCCTTATTGACCGAGTCAATAAGGTTTACGAATGCCCGTATGAAGTTGAAAAGCGCCGTCTTCTCTGGGAGAAGAAGCGTATATGGAGAACACCGTCGGAATGGAAAAGGGACTTCTGTAAGGGAATAATAGATGATTCGTACACTAAAGCAGTAGTTATGACAACTGGCTACCTTGAGTGTATTGAGCTTCTTGATGGTCCAAAAGCGGGTTGGGTGGAGGTCTTGCGACAGGTTGGATTTCTGTTCGCTTTGGCCGTGGCCGATGAAATGGAAGAGTTTTTGAAATATCAGACAGCTTCTCTAGCTGCGATTTCACTCTCCAATAACACGGATATCGCCCCCGAAGTTGTTACTCGGGGTCATTGGCGTGTAGGTGAGTTTTTACCCTACTGTAAGAGAGTTTCTTTCTGGTTACGAAGACAATGTAACCAACGTAGAACTTGTAAGGCTATTCAATTAGCCTTTAGTATCTACAATACGAAGCAAATAGCTCCTGCTGCCAGCTCTAACTTTGTTAGTAAAGCTATGGCCAAGAACTTAAAAGCTTTGACAGAAGAAAGAAATCTCCCGGATATTATCCGGTTGAAAGACGCCGTTGTTCGAACGATTGATGAATTGTTTGAACTTGCGATGAATCCGCGCGGTCGACCATTACCATTTAATGAGACCGAAAAGGGAAAGGATAAGTTGACCCCTCATGAGAGGAACTTCCTTATTCGTTCTAAGAAAGTTTTTGCCAATCCTAAACATCTTAAGGTCCCATCACTCAGTGCTTGCTATGAAACACGCAAGTCTGATGGTGGGGCTCTAACATGTTTATTGACAAAGGCTGGTCTGAAGAAGAACGTTCTTGGCTTTAATCTTCTTTTAGGTTATGCTAAGATTAAGGGTAGATTCTCTATACCAGTACCATTTTATGGAATACTTGGTGAGGATGAGTTGATTGAGTTGATGAGACCTAGTCTCGACAACTATGGTAGTGGCATCTTGGTAAGACGTGAACCAATCCTTGAACCTTTTAAGGTTCGTATAATATCTAAAGGAGAGGCTATTCCTTATCAACGTGCTCAGAACTACCAACCCTTTCTTTGGTCTCTTCTCCAGTTAGCGGAATGTTTTGAGCTAACTGGTAGACCTCTCGAAGATTCGGATGTAGCTGATGTGCTACGTTTCGGTCGGGCTCAGAATGTGTACAGCTTGATCGTCTCAGGTGACTATAGTGCAGCAACGGATAATTTACATCCATGGTTGTGCACTGTGGCGATTCAGCGAATATGCCAGAAATGGAATATTCCTTATGAGGATGCCTACAATTTAAACAATTGTTTAACGAATCACCAAATTGATGATCGTGATCAATTGACTTATCGTGTAGACCCTCAAACTGGTCGCTATCACAATGGTCGCTATTATGACGATCTTCTTGACGCTTGGAATCGAGGTGATACCATAGATCTTTTAGATCTTTGGCATGAACCGATCGCGTATCAAGATGAAGAACAGGTCTATCAACAGATCTGGGGACAGCTGATGGGTTCGCCCGTCAGTTTTCCTATTCTTTGCATTTTAAATGCTGCTGTTACACGAGCCAGTATGGAGACGGCTTTCGGCCGACGAATCTTGCTTACCGAAAAGGCTTTTTTGGTTAATGGTGATGATGTCATATTCACCATTCCACAATCACAGTATGATGTTTGGGTTCGGAATGTGACCAGTGCTGGATTAAGTCCGAGCATTGGGAAAAACTTTCTGAGTCGACGATATGGCATCATCAACAGTCAAGTTTTTGATTGTGGTATTTTATGGGATCATCCTAGTTGGGATGGTACTGTAAAGAAGGTTCCCTTGGTTAAGATGAATTTGGTACAATGTTCACAACATGAAAGTACTGAACGAAGAAAAGAGGAGGATTTGATTATAGGTGAGGCCCTTCGCCATGGTAAGACCTTGGAAGGGCGAATGAAGGAGTTATTAAGTGGTTGGGATGAAAACATGAGAGAAGTTCTTCTCAAGAGGGCTTACTTTTATGCAAAACCACTTCTCAAGAAGCTTCCACCAGTTTCCTGGGTACTACCTAAGTGCTTGGGAGGGCTGGGTTTGCCCGCTCTCAGGGATCACAAGGTCTCAGAGTTGCATATGAAAATTGCAACGACCATTCTCTGTTTAGACGACCAAAGTCGTCGTGAGATGGTTCGCCTTCAGTGGCTTAAAGAACCTGGTGTGATCTTTTGTGAACGAACAAACAGGGAGGTTGCTTCTTTGAATGAAGCTCTTGGAAACCAAATGGTTCTTATGGATGATATCCATGAGGACCATTTGTATGGACCTATAATTAAATCCAACTTGGGTTTGGGTTATGATGAACCAGTCTTAGACCACTCTCTGGTACTCAAGGCTTGGAATAATATTTATTCCATCTGGATAAAAAGAGTCCAGAATATCAAGTGGACTGATCCACATGATCGAGTTACAAAGGGGGGTTTAAGGGTGATTAACTATGGG